CGAAACCACCGGAAGGAAGACCATTGTTAGTAGAGGTGTAATTACCACCTACAAGCTGGCAAGGATTCTCCCAGGGAAAGGAATGAATGTGACAGTCCCAGTTAGTCTCAGAGGCTAGACCAGGAGGAGCGCCAATGGGTGCAGAGAGCTTAATCACCTGCACAACAGAAGCAGCTTCATTGACATCTGGGTAGCCTCGAACATCGAGGGGGGTATCATGAAACGGGTCCACAGCAGCCATAAGCCACTGCTTACCAGGTTCAGTGATGCCGAGACGCGTGCCGATCTTATCAAGCACGCGCTGGGAACGAAGGACATCAGAAGAAGACATTTTAGTCACAGGAACACTTACCAGGATAGACAAAGATGAGAACTAATTGAATCAGAAACAATAGAGTAGCAACACAATAGTAGACAATCTCAAGCACAGTCAACGAGGTAGAAAGCCGACAACAATGAATAGAGTCAGGCAAAGCGTCCCAAATCAAACGAACAAAGTTAGTACACAACAGAAAAACTGGAGGCATAAAACAATAGACGAAAGGACATAGAAATCTCGATGGACGAATCCCCGAGGTTATTTGTGGCGATTTCTTTAAAATTTACCGCAAACCAAAGGGTTAAGGGGGGTGCTGCTGCAGCGGAACCCACCATATTCATCACATCTAAAAGGCTACTCTCGGCGGGCAACGGACCCACCTTCAAAACCCGTACACAGGAACTCGTTTTGCTCATCTAACATGAGCGAAGCACGACACGATCCATAGGTGACAGTCTGATCCATAGAACGCTCATTAACCATATCATCCCCGTGCTTGACAAGGATGTATGAGAGCAGTCGATCAGCCTCATCACGATATTTTGTGAATGGGAATACGAGTTGCCTATAGGCACAAACCTTTACGTAGCAAAGACGCCACGACCTGGATTTCCACAGGAAGAAGATTGAAGCACGAATCTTCTCAAAGTTTGGTTTAAGGAGCCACACGGAGCCGTTGTGGTGGAAACCTGCATTCAAAAAACGAGCATCCTTCAAAGGGCTAGGAGGACACTCGAGCTTAAGTTCAAACCCGAGTTCGCGAGCAAAAAAGACCAGATTAAAAACCCAGTCCCGCTCCTGAACAATAGAGTCATCACCAAAGAGTTTAGCAGGCGACGAGTAATAGGTATCCAGCACCGACTTAACAGAAGGGTTCATACGCGCAATCGCATAGAGGAAAACCAACATCAAAGCCAAAGTGTTGTCATCGGCCGTGAGAAACTTCCCCGAAGGGTTCTTTCCCAGAATCAAATACAACCATCCCGTCACACCGATGACATAAAGAGCAACGTCTGACTCGTGAAGGAAGAGCATAGCGTTTTTAAGGCCAGCCCGATCCTCACGTGCGATACACTCATTGCGTGTCCTATCAATAACAGTCTGGATACAGTCGTTAACACTTGCCTCCATGTGCGATACATCAAAGCACCAGAAGTTGGGTGTACGACAGACTCCAGAAGACAGGTACGCAGCCATTCGGTTCCACCCTCCATACCATGGGTTCATTCCTACAGCAGACCAATCGCTGCCCGATGCCATCTCGAGGAAACTGGCATGTTGTTCGCCGTACAACATCACGGTGAGTAAATAAAGAACTATATCACCGCACATGAAGGTCCGAGTTTTACGCTTAGCCAGGTCTTCATTGAGAAGTTTATCCACCGTACGAAGCTCCCCCTTCGGGGATACTTGATAATAGATATGATTCCAATGAAAAAACTTACCTGGGCGATACTCAA